TAGCATAACCGCCACCCATCCACTCACCATCTTCAAATTCACGAATTTCTATATTTCCATCTGGTTTGCTTTGGCCATCAATAGATAATTCATTTTCTCCCATTAACGATACTTCAATATGTTTCATTTTTTAACCTTCTCTTCTAGTTTTATAATACTACTCCTTTTCTCACTTAAAGTCAATACCCTTTCTTGCTCAATCATGTCAATAATTAAACTTGTTATAGATACTTCTTTACTGAGAACACCAATCTTTTTTTGTAATTGTAGAAGTGTTTCTTTATAGTAATCTATCTCTTGTTCTTTTTTAAGCTTAGATTCTATTAAATCAGAGAGTGATATTATATCACTTGTCATCGGTGATCGCCACTTCCACCAATCTTACCACGTTCCATTCTAGACTTTAGTTTGTCTACATTTGCCTGTGCAACCTCTTCAAGCGTCACACCAAGGTCATCAGCGAGTGCTGAGATGTACCAGAGTACATCACCTAACTCTAAACCTACACCATCAAGAGACTTACCATCTCTAATGTTCTTCTTTACTTTTTCAGCAACCTCACCAGCTTCTCCACACAATCCTAGTGTTGGATAAGTTATTTTACACTCATCTGGATATATTGCTGTTGATCTTGCAAACTCTTGGTATTCATCAAACGTCATAACTTATTTGTCCCACTTATAAAAAATATGATCCTGTACTTCTACAGTCTTAGTTTTAGTTTTACTCCAAGCTGGTTTCACATAGTCAGCGTGATAGAATAGAGCACCATCTGTAATATCTGGAATTATAACATCATTATACAACAATGTTTTGGCTATTGTCAATAGTCTTTTGTAAGTTTCTTTATCAGTAGGAACATCACTCTTGCCATCACAGAACCATGAAAATTGGCACTTATCACGAATTGGAATCATCTTGTTTTTATCTTTCCAAGATGGGCGGGTTTGTGCTTGTTTGATCACTCCACATATATTATTAGGGAATCTTTCATCTGCAACCCTATTCATAACAACTGAAGATACTGCTAACAAACCAGCAGTACCCTGCCCTCTTGCTTCATGATACATATTCATTGCAAGACATTCAACTGATTTTTCATTAACTGTAGGTAAAGGTTCTTTAGCATTTACAGGACTAATCAACATAAGTCCACCTAATAATATCTCATTAATCATAATTTAACTCCACAATTTATTTCTTTATATTTTTTTGACAAAGGGCCTTCCATTCGATATGCTTCAACTTCCCAAGGTTGTTTGGCATAGTCAACATCACTATAGTTACGATATTTACCATCCTTACATTTCCAAAATCTTTTACTTGCTCTATCTTTTATTTTAAGAGTTGATCCTTGATATACATGAACCATCTCATGAGCTAAAGTTTCTATAAATTCTTCTTCAGTCAAAGTTTTTTCAATCTCTAAGTGATATTCCCGATTATTATCACCCTCTACAAACCAACCAACAGCATCTTGACCTTTTAAGCTGATAAGAGAAACTTCTATGCATAGGGTTTTCATACGAGGCATGAGCTCTTTAATGCAGAAATTAACAACATTCTCGGCAAGAATACGCCGAGATTTGTAAGAACCTTCTACAATAACTTTATTCATACTGAAAACATCTCATTAATATGAATCGTAAGAAAAATTAAAAGAAATAGAAATTCTTGGATCAGTATTTTTATTAGGCAAAACCATGTGCTCAAGATACGATCTAAATAATATCAACATACCTTCTTTCGGTTTAATAATTATTCTTTTGGTGTTTAATATATCTGTTGGATTACCAGAATTTTTTCTTATTAATGGCATCATATCTGGCCCTCTTGGGTTATTAAATACAAGTGCTCCAGAACCTTCTGGTGTTTTTACATAGTAAATGCCACTAATTATTCTTCCTTCATGGCAATGAAATTCTTGAAAGTTTCCTAGTAATGATATATTTGCCCATGATTCTTTGCAAACAAGACCTTGATTAGCATCGTGTTGTGCAGCAAAATTATTAACGTGATCTTTTACAATAGTATTTAACGGATAAAATATTTCATTTTCTTTTAATCCATCATGTAGGGGGCCACAAGTGGTGTAAGTATCTCCCGGCCAATAGGTTGACTGTATAGGATTATTCTCTTTTACTTTAAGTAATTCATCTGCCCATTTTACATTTTGTTCTTTAGAAAACATATTTTCTACATTATAAATTGGTGTAGGAAAATATAGTTCTATATTATAATTTTCATTCATACGAACATTATAAATGATGCAATAACCATACCGAATATGATAAATCCACCAACCATGTCTTCAACAATTTTTTTATTAAATATATTCATTTTTTTAACTTTCAATAACTTCATGTTTTTCTACATCATCAGCAGCAAGACGTAACCATTCAACAAGTTCTTCACGACTTTTTGCTGAAAAATATGGGCTATCCGAATAATATCCAGTTGAAAATGATTCAACTAACTCAACACCTTCTTCACAAGTAGCGGCTGCATAGTTCCATTTCATTGATTATTCTCCACAAAATTCAGTATATAGTTTAGAAACATATTCTTCATCAACAAAAACAAATTCTGCTCTGCAATAAGAAATAACATCTTCAACTGTTTTTGCATCATTCTCTAATGCAGAAACAACCATATCTTCTAAATCCATTGACAAATCTTTCATTCCACTCATATCAATATTCTCCTATACCAAATACAAAGGGCCAGTCCACTGGATGGCAAAACCACCCTCAAGGACGTTTCCACGAGCAGCATTACGTGCAGGCGCACTATAACCAGCAGCTTTCAATAAGTCACCTTTTTTGAATTTTTTGTCATTGTCAGTGTTGACAACAAAACCCCAAGTGCCACCGCTTTCATTAGAAATCTTAATGTACTTAGAACCGTTCTTAACAGTGAAACTATTCTTGAAATCTTCATCCATTTTAAGGCGAATTTCAGATTTTCCACCCAATTTATTTGCCCAACCAACATAGTCAGCAACTGCTGCAGCAAGCATATTTTCTATACCAGCTTCAACAGTCTCAAAAGTTTTTCTAATTTCAGTAGTCATAATATAATCTCTTTCTTTGTTTCGTTTCCAAGAGAAGAATCCCTCTCTTGATTATTACTAATAGTAACACATAGAATAACATTTGTCAATAGAAATCGTACATGGTAAGTCATTGATATTAAACAAAACTCAAAAAAAGATTAAATTAATTTAGCGGCCTTGTCTGGGATCAGGGCCATCCATCTGCATATATTCATCATTCCAACCAAAAGCTTCCTTCACAACTGGTTCTGATAGACCTTTATATTTCTGATGTAGTACCTTGTCTTTGGCTGCACATAGAACATCTGCTTCACTTTCATGCAAACCTTCAAGCATCTGTACAAACATTAATTCACGTTTGTTCTGAGTAATACTAGCATTGCCACCCTCAAGGAAATGGTATAGTTTACGAGACTCATATGCAAGAACAGAATGTTCTGTTCCTTCTGGAGCATCATTACGTGCATATGGAACATCGCCCTCTGGTAATAACCACTTAATCTTAGGATCAAAAGCAGATTTAATTACCATGCGAAGCGAGTCACTATTATTTTGTTGAAGAAAGCTTACCTTTTCTTTCTTCGATTTGATTTTTGAAACCTTGTCTAAAATTTCTGATATTAACAATTCCATTATTAAAATTCTCCTATGGATTCTGTAAGTGTTTTTAGTCTTTGTTTTATAAAGTAGTTTAATATTTTACTGCGACTGTTCTCTGGCGCTTCCTTATATGTATCTAGTATCTCTGACCGGAGCTCTTCTGGAATACATCCTAAATCAATCAAAGTTTTATTCCTTTGAAAGTTTCTTTTGATTTCATCGTTAGGAAAGTTACCGTCTACCATTGCAGCTATCTTCTTCTTACTTAGTGGTTTCTGTCGAATGCCATCTACAAAAGAATTGTCTGGTGAAAGAACATTAGGAACACCATCACTTGTATCACCTTTCAATACGTGTTCTTTTAAATAGTCATCTGGATTAAAACCATTTATCATTTTCTTGGTGATAGGGCTGTACTGTTTAACATTTGGATATTTCTGTAACTGAATGAAATCTTTATCACCAGAAAGTATCATAACTTCATCAGAAGATTCTGCACAAAGAACAGCAATAATATCATCAGCTTCTGCACCATACACTTCTAAGAACTTGTATGGCATATTGTTCTTTATCTCTTCTTTGATCTTATTCAAACAACTAAATATACTATCCCAATTTTTAGTATCTTTTTCTCTACCTTTTTTACGACTGTGTTTATACTCTGGAAAATAATCACGCCTCCAATAATGTCTTGAGTCGTAGCATAAAACAAGCTCACCAAACTCAGACACAAATCTTGAACGATACATTTTTAGTGAACTGAGAATCATATGCCTTACCATGTTCTCATCAATATCTGACTCTTTCTGTATATGCATATGCATCATAATACTTGCAAGAGAAATTTGGTTCATATCAACTAATATCATCAGGGGACTCCATAACAGAATTATAACTTGCAATCATATCATCAACAGTATGATAATCCATTTCACAATGAGGAGTATTATCTGGGTCTATTTCTAGAGCAGTAGTCATATCCATAATTACTTGTAAAGGGTGGTGCATATCATTTGATTTTAATATTGTTGCTGTAATTGCTTCCGTTATAAAAGTAATATCTTTAATAAAAGATTTTTCAGTAGCATCTATACCATTTTCAACTAATATTGTTATGATCGCCATCAAACAGCTGTGAGAAATTTCATCACAAAATGCAAGTTGTTCTGCTTTCATAAGTTGGTCTTCTGTTGGAGTATTGATTGTTTTCTTCCAAGGGCCCTTTATGATTTCAGCTGAAGGTTTTTCTTCGTTCATTCTACCATACCACTTTCCCATACTAAACCCAAGTCTGGATAAAATGTGCCAACATCACGTTTTGGTTGACCCTTCATAGGCCCCTCAAAATAATAAGCAAGTGCTACATTCTTCCATTTAATTTTCTTATCTTGGTATTCACCATAAAAGTTACTCACCCAATCACCATGTTTAAGGTAACTTTGCATCTGTCTGATATAACCTTCATGATTTGCAAGTTTTGCTAATGCACCTTTAAAGTCTTTCTTAACACTAGCACGTTCAACAGAAGCAAGTTCTTTTTGTGTTTTCATCCACAACTTAATTTTATCAGGATGTAAATTATGATCTTTTGGTAAGTCATGTAAAGACACATGAATATTACTTTTACCATAAGTAGGGTTTAACTCAGCACGTTTTTCTCGTACTAGTACAAGGCGTGCTGCAGCTGCAACCTTCTGTTCATCAGACATAGGTTTACGTTTCTTCCTAGTTTTAGGAGCAACCCACTTACTATTATCTGTAACTGAAGTAATTTTCTTTTTAGCCATCTTATCCTCTATAGGTAGTTGATGTTAATATTTACACGACGATTATCTTTAGTACATGAAGTACTATGATGTGGCTTACTTGGATCAAAAAGTAATACTCTATTTGCTTTACTTTCAATCTCTGTACCATCTTCTAGTACAGTAAATCCATCATTATCATTCATATATAATATAGCTCCTTTATGTGAAAACTCCATATCTATATGATCTTTATGATGAATTAATTTTTTTCTTGCAACATAAAGATTTGCTTTTGCTCTTATTAAAGTTTGAAAGTCAGGAAGTTTTTCTAGAAATGGTTCTATAAACTTATAGAAAGGACTTTTTTCTGGTGGTATTGGATTTCCATGAAAATCTATTTTAGGTTTTGAACCTAAACCTATATAAAATAAATGCATAAAATATATGTCATTCTCAGAATCACCACCATCAGAAACATTGTAACTATAGTTCCAATTAAATTCTGGGCCCATAATTGCTTCTTCTAATTTTGCAAACTCTACTTCTGATAGAAAATTATCTTTAACTTCGTATGATGCGTTATAATATTCATCAATATCCATTATTTAAATTCCTTAAAATACATAACAAAACCATTGATGAATATTGCACAAGCAACAGAGTTTACAACAATTAATGCTCTATCATTCCATATAATAGAAACCCACAACCATCCTAAACAACCAAAAAATTGGAAAACCATATTATATGGATATAAATTATTTGTAGTTGCAATCATTGCAATAACAAGAATAATAGATGAAGCCCATTTAATATACCATACTACCTCTTGATGTTCTTTAAGAGGAGTACTTGTTGTTGTTTCGTGTGTCATTAATTAAAATCCAAGTTCTTCCATACGTTTTTGTTGTGTTTTTAATTCTCTACGAATAGCAGCAGCTTTTGATCTCCTACCCTTTTCACCTTTAGTCATGTGATATTCACGTTCTCGTAGTTCATTAAAGAAACCATCTTGTTGAAGTTTCTTTTTTAAAATCTTCAATGCTTTATCGACATTATTGCCTCTAACTTCTACTCTCATTTAAATTACCCACTTAATCAAACTAACTGTAAAGTTAGCAGTTGCGATTACACCTAAAATAGTTAAACCTAAAATCATCTTCCAATATCCTTTATACTGTTTTTACTGATTACTTGATATGCACCCTTGTTATAAGCTGGTGCGATTGTGAAATTGTGATCCATCACTTCTTTCTTCTTTGCTATCCCTACAGGAATATCATTAGAAAGTGGTGCTAGATTGGGTTGGTCGGGGTGAAAGGATTCGAACCTCTGACCCTTCGCTCCCAAAGCGAATGCGCTACCAGACTGCGCTACACCCCGAATAGTTTTTTTAAGAAACTTCTGGTGAACAATCTCTGCTTTTAATAGAGATTTTGATTTCTTGGATTTTTTGCGTTTACGTGTACTGGTTGTACTAAAATAAACTGGTAATAGATGCATTGTCATATTATAAATATACTACAGTAAAGAAGATTTGTCAAGGGCTATTTTAATAAACATTTTTCATAACCCAAACTTTATTTTCTAAACAAGCAGTACCTCTCAATTTTCTAAATTCTTTTCCAACAGCAACATTAGATATAAATTCTCTACAGTTACCTTTTGTAGCAACAGGGCCTTGTGTTACACTAAACCCTTTTTTTTCATTTGTCCAGTTAGACATCTGCCCATCACTATTACTACTTAGGGTTTGTTTCAACAGCAATGTAGCGTGTATTTGATCTACCTTATCAAAGTGAGCTCCAATTTCATGTCCAACGACAAGACCAGCAACAGAATATGCTGCAGCAGTAATAGGGCCACTTCCAGCTCCCATCATTGCACCAAGACCAGCACCAGCAACAGCACCCATAGTAGATTTGGTTATTCCATTATTTTTAGGAGCCCATACTCCACGGCCAGGAATGTAGTAATCTTTAGATGTACATCCTGTAATTGGACTGCACCCTAAAGTGGGGTTTACACCAGAGGGCATTAACCCGCTACCTAAACACCCACTCAGAGAGAGAACTAAAGTACTACTAAGCAGAAGGTTCTTCAACTGTCACTATCCGATTCTTTTTGATTACTTTTTCAAGATTTTGTAGTGACTGGCCTTCATCTTTCTTCTCAGATGAATTAACTTCTTTATCAAGTTCTTTCCACGCTTCTGTTGAACGTAGTCGAGAATATACTAAACGATCTTTACGTAACCGATTGAAGATGATTTTAGATGCTTCCTTATCAGAATACTCTAAAAGAACAAATGCACGATACTGAGTACCAGCTGCAGAAACGTCTATCTCAACTGGACTATAACCAGCAACATCGACATTTGCAATTACATTCTTTGCAACCTTTTCAATCTCTGTCATGACACGAGCATCAACATCAGATTGACCAAACTTTGCAATCCATGATTTAGTCATAGCTTTAAGTTTACCGTTGATACGATCAGCAAGAACAACCTTACCATTCAACGTGGCAATGTCAACAGCAAGCTGTAAGTCTGGTGCAGTAGCAGAACCGACTGTAAAGATAGAACCTTTCTTCTCAGGCATCTTCTTATACCATGACGGTATAATAGAAACAGCAGCTTCAACCTTTGCAGTTTTATAACGAATCTCTGGTGTATCCACCATTGAAACAGGACTTGTGACACCACAGGCGCCAAGAGTGAGTGCAACCACCGATACGGTTGCGAGTAGTTTGGCGTTCATTATTTAATCTCCTTCAATGTATTTACCAACGAATCTCTTGGGCCACCTGACTCAAGAAATTTATATTTTGCAATTGGAACTACTGATGGGTAATAATTACACAACATAAATCCGATTACAATTCCAATAATAATTTTAATCAATTTTCTTTTCCACTTTAACTGGTTTACTAGAAGGTGCAACAAAATCAGATATTGCTTTACGGGTATCAAAGATATCTGTTTTAGCTCCCTCTAATGTTCTACTGCAACCAGATAAACCAATTACTAACAAGGCTAAACAACTAACCATTTTCACATTCTTTTCATTCACAACTTAACATCCTTATCTGTTGTTTTCCATAACCTGACACTTCTGCATCAATTAATACTACTCTACACGATTTCTTAGGACTTGTCAAGTCACATTTTAAATTATTTTCACTTTTTAATGTTTCGGGTATAATAGTTCTCATAACTTTGGTTTTTGCACGATTCTCTGCTAGACTACAAGCGTCTATTTCAGACATATCAGGCCCAAAGATATAATTTGCTGTAGATGGATACCACTTACCTTTTATACGAGCTTCTATATTCATCGTACATTTGCGAGTATCTTCTACATATTTTTGTACATCTTTCTTGACTACACGAACAGACTCAATGCTACCCTCATACACAACCTTAGTTTTGGTTGTGTAATCGCAAGGTGTTTCAGTTGCGAGGGCAGTAGAAGTCAATAGTGTACAGAATAATGTAACTATTTTATTTGGTGATTGCATCTCTTGTTGCTTTTGCTATAATTTCAGAAATAGGGATAATGTCAACTTCACCATTTTTATCTTCTTTGGTGAGTATCAACCCCTCTTTTTTTAGACTCTCTAAAGTGATACCAACTACATCTTCAACAGCCTTTTTAGATTTTAAATAACCACCTAAAAAATATGTTCCATACAGGCATCCTATAGCAAGTAGAGTGTGAGTGTATTCGTTTAATTCCATAATATTATTTATCCGTTCAAGTCATCATATATTATTATAATAGACTATCAAAGTAAGTTTGTCAAGTACTTTTTGTTATTATTTGAATTTTTTTTCATTTTTATTTAAATAATTAGCGGAGATGCTTTTCTATTGATTTAAGAATATCATGATTCTGAGCTACACGATTACTTGCTCTAGCAGTGCCAACTTTATCCAAGTATGTCACAATAGATTTACCAGTACGTGAAAGCCAAGAGTTTTCTTCAGATGTATAAGACCACATTAGCGAACCCTTCCGTTTCTAAGGAACTCTGAATATAATCTCTGTCCTTCTATACGGCCGTACTCAGTTTGGTAGTATCGTTTCACGCCAGAATCATCTGTTAATTTTGATACTCCAAAGCAGTCAACCACTTGTTTTAAGAAATTAGTCATATTCATTTTCCTCTGTGTTATAAATGTTTTACACTTATATGTATAACAGAGGTATGCATAAATGACATGTCTATTCAGAACACCATCTATGCAAATTTGGTATAACTAGAAAATTATTTAAAAACAATTACCAGCACACTTTATTAGATATGAGAGCCACCACCAAATTCCGGCAACACACGCTGCCAATATTATTGTGTTGCCAGCTTGTTGGAGCCAGTATTTCATTTTTTTTCTTTTACGTTCTCTATCTATCAAAAACTTTTCTTTTGCTTTAGAACGCTTAATTTTGTTTTCTTTTTGTCTTTCTTCTCTTAGATCAACAATCTCAGTCCAAGTATTGTGGCCAAAGCGTTTGTTCAGCATACGCTGCATTGCTACCATCTGCTCTTCTATTTGTTTTTTTTCAATAATTTCAGCAGTAACATCAGAAAAAGATTCTCCTTCTTCTTCATCACCATCTTTGAGTTTTTGTGTGAGATAATTATTCCATGCTTCATTACCTTTAGCGCTAGATTTTTTATGCACTTGTTCATGTGCTTGAAACATCTGATCAATTTGACCAGAAATTTCAGAAATATCTTTACAGGTGTTGATTACACTTTTAACTCCGCTTACTGCACCTTTTGCAAGAGCAATTGCGGCCATTGTTTCAGCTACTACCATGTTCTTACCCTATCCTAGACCAAGCTTGTTTATACCATCAACAACATAACCAAGTGTAGGTGAAAATTCAAACTCTGCTTTTTTCTTTGCATCAGATTCGTTTTCAGCTGAATACTCAAACAACAAAACATCTTCCCATTTAGAACTTATACCAAAGGGCAAGTCATTGTCTTCACGAACAGCCTTTCTAACATATTTATTATATATGCCAACTTCGTATAAATTCATTTTTCATTTCCTCATATTTGCTAAAGGATTTTCTAAGGCTTTCTTTATCTTATTATTTATATCATCCTTTAAAATTTTCATTTCTGATTTATTTCTAGTTTCCATAGAATCCATATCATTTCGTGTCTGTTCTCTACGTTTATCAAAACGGTCTGTTGCATCAGAAACCATCTTACGAACCTTAGTGTCATTAGTTTCAATACTTTCTCGTACTAAAGCAAATGCATCCTTACCACGTTGTTCTACACTATCCACTTGTTTTTCAATACGGCCAATATCTTTCTTTAAGTCGTTCTTAATATCTCTAGTATAATCTACACCCTCTGAAACACTAGTTTGTACACCATCCATCTTCTTATCTAATACTGCAAGTTCTTCATTTATACCACTTAAATCTGGTGCTGTGTATTGTACAATTTTCTTCTTCATATCCATATAATCTTTATACACTTCAAACCCACCATATAGTCCACCAACAAGAGTCGATAATGCCATGACGATAGCAATCATCTTACCACCTTTAAATTTTACTCCAGCAAATTCTACTTCAGCCATGACTATCTCCTATACTGTGTTTCTATTAATGCATTGTGATCACTGTCACTGCCACCGAATAAAAAATATGATGTATAGTTATTATCTGATATGCTACTATCAGGGATTGTGGTTTTACTAAAGAAATTTGGAGTATCTTTTAATTGTGATTGTGCATCAAAGAAACTCCTTGTATTACCCAACACTTGCATAATAACAAGTGTTTTTATTTGATTGGTATCAGAGTATTTTTTATTACCCATTTTCTTAACTACTTTATTTCCAGCCTTTGACATAG